TCATCAGAATCAATGTTACTTGAGTACGATGCAACACCCGAAAACTTTGTTAGGTCAATCCTAGCATTCGGAACAGACCAAGAAATGTATGAGCTAGAAACCTCAATACTACTACACCTAGGTGCATCAACTTCAGCACTGTACTACAACCAAAGCAACAATCTAAGGAAATAATATGCACTTCATTTTCACAACACCATTTGAACTAGATCAGGTTGTCTTCAGAAAAGACTCAAAAGGAGCGGTACAAAAGGTAACAATCACTGCTATCGATAAAAGGTACCAACTCAGTGCAGATAAAAGGGTAATCGATAGTATTGATTATCAAGTAGTAAATTATACAGATAAATTTGTAACATGGGTACACGAAGAATCACTATTCGCAACATCAGCAGAGGCATTCGTATGAAAGATGAACACACAGCTATCGAAAAGAAAATACGAAAAGAAATGAAGTGGCTACTAGAACTACTAGAGACACAACAGCAAGTACCCTTCGTATCTCATGACAAGAAAGAGGAAAAGAAATGGATCAAAAAGATGCACAAAGCAGCTATTCTAATCCACAACTACTACAGCATACACGAGAACCGTTTGTAAGTTTTAGCCGGAACCTAATAGTAACCACCAAGGAAAATCTATGAAGAAAGTTTACGTAACCTGCGTCTATGAACTAACGTACAATGATCATGTTAGTCGAGATGAAATCATCCAAGAATGCGAAACAGCAGCTCGTAAGAGTGGCATCCTATGTGAAGACTACCGAGACAAATTTTATGTTGTTGACGTAGAACACTATGCATCAGGAGCTAAAGTTGAGTAAATCACAAAAAGATTGGGATGAGCACTACATGAAGGTAGCAGAACTGACAGCACAAATGAGTCAGGATACCCGGAAGGTAGGTGCAATTATCGTAAAAGAGAATAACATCATTTCATTCTCGTATAACGGTACGCTCCCAGGTACTGATAACACAATGCGGGATGCCAGCGGTAGAACACTACACGCGGTACTCCATGCAGAAACACAGGCTATCGCAAAGGTAGCTAAATCTACTCAAAGTACCGTAGGTGGCACAATGTACACAACACTAAGTCCGTGTATCGAGTGTGCTAAGATGGTCGCTCAAGTAGGTATCGTTCGGTTAGTGTACGGTGAGCAGTACAAATATACAGAAGGTGTCGAGTTCTTAAAGAAGAATTCAGTGTATGTCAATCAGGAAATCTCCCATAATCTACTAGCTGACCCGAAATGGTTAGCTAAAACAGGACTATAAATGGAATTCTTTTTCATTCTGGCAAGCGTATGTACTATCGGTTATCTCCTAGAGCAACGGAAGAAAGACCGAGAACAAATAAAAACTCAATTCGCGATTATCTCTGATATGATGCGAGAGTTGTCCGAGCTAGGTTCACCCAACGTAAAGGTAATTAATGTCCAATAACAACTACAATATTAAGGTTCAGGTAAACTCATTACTACCTATCGAAAAGGAAGTTAAGAAACTATTCTTTGATATCCTGAACGATTATGTAGAGCGTTTCAATGCAAAAACCGTGATCACGGACACAAAACTAGCAATATGTCTGATAGAGTACAACGAGAACTCAGCTGAACAAGGTCTAGCTTGTTACCCAGAAGACCTAGAACAGCTAAATCGAGTACTAGTACAGATACGAGACCCCGCTTTAAACGGATGGGAAGGGAATCCATCAGTGATCCTGTTCTATGTTGGAACCATGTGTCACGAGTTCGTGCATGTGTGCCAATACCTAACAGGTCGTAAAGGTTTCCCAATCAAAGGTGCCAAATACAACAAGAAAGATCCAAGAGATTCCTACTTCTTTAATCCTGTAGAAGTAGAAGCACGAGCCTTCGAAGCAATATACACATCGTTGTATGGAATGAAACTAGTGGAGAAGTTACTATGCAGCGACCCAAGCTAAGACTCGGTTTTGATATCGAGACGAATGGATTCCTACCAGAAGTAAATAAAATCTGGTGTTTAGTCCTTGTAGATGCTGATACTGGAGGGGTATTTAGGTACTCCGATTATGATGATAGTCTTGATAGCCTAGCTGCTGGCCTAGAACACCTAAGCACAGCTGATATCGCCTTCGGGCATAACGTAATCGGTTATGACTTGCCTGTACTGAAACACATCCTAGGGTTCACACTACCAAGCACCGTAAAGGTAATTGATACATGGATCTTATCATTACTTGTTCAGTATAAGAGAGCACATAAACACGGGTTAGAAGGATGGGGATCCAAACTAGGATTTCCAAAGCTACCGTTCGATTCTTTTGATCAGTACTCTGAGGAAATGCTAACGTATTGTGTACGAGACGTAGAACTCAATGTAATCGTATACAAAGAGCTTGCTGTAGCTGCTTCTAAGATCATCAAGAAGTACCCTCTGTTCGCTAAGGGTATGGAAGTTGAGATGGAATTCGCTGCTATCGAGTCAGACATCCGAATCAAAGGGTGGAAGTTCGATATGGATGCAGCAATTAAGCTACTAGACGAAATCGAATCTAAGATGTCTGCAATTGAAGATACCTTAGAACCACTAATCGGTATGCAATGTGTAAAGGTAGATAGCAAAGATGAATTCAAATCACCAGCATGGCGTAAAGATGGTTGCTACACCGTGGCTACTGTTAAACACTTCGGATACACACAAGAAAGTGGTCGCCAAGAACGTCCAATCGAAGGCCCGTATACCCGTGTTGCTTTTGAACAAGGCAAAGTGGGCCAGCTAGAAGTAGTCAAAAGCTACTTGTATAGTATTGGTTGGGTTCCTGATGAATGGAACGTAGTTAAAGTAGGTCGTGAGTGGGTTAAGACAGGCCCAAAGATCACTGAATCATCACTAGTAACGCTCGGTGGAGCAGCACCATTGATCAGTGAATATTACACAATCAGATCTCGTCAAGGGATTCTTAAAGGATGGATAAAAGATGTACAGTCAGAAGCAGATAAACGCTTACACGGCAGGATGTGGACTATCGGGACTCCTACTTTTAGATGCCGCCACGAAGTTGTTGCGAACATACCATCAGTCGATTCAGTCTACGGAAAAGAAATGCGAAGCCTTCTTATTGCCGAAGAAGGATGCTCCATTGTAGGTGCTGACTCAGCTGGTAATCAGATGCGAGGTCTATGTCATGACCTTAAGAATGATGAATTCACTAATGAGGTAATCAATGGAGACGTACATCAACGGAATGCTGATGCTCTGGGTTGCAGTCGCAAACTCGCCAAGCCTTTTCTTTACGCTTTCTTGTTTGGGGGCGGTGCAGGTAAACTCGGTAGCATCCTCACTGGAACAACAGATGCTAAAGTGGGAGCAGCTGCGAAAGAAAAGTTTGCCAATTCGATTCCCGGAATGAAAGAACTAATCACAACACTTGAAGAAGAGTTCACCAACTCAGAAGCAGCCTTCGGTAAAGACATGGCATTCATCCGTGGCTTAGATGGTCGTGTTGTGTTTGTCAGTTCTAAACATCAGGTACTAAACTACAGGTTACAAACCACAGAGGGTATCACCTGTAAGGCAGCTATCGTATGGTTAAAAAAGAAGCTAATCGAAGAAGGAATACATCATTATTTTTCGTTACATTACCACGATGAATTCGTTGTCGTATGTAAGGATGAAGATGCCCATCGCGTCGAGGAGCTATCGGTACTGGCATTCACAGAAGCACCAAAAGAATTCGGTGTAATGTGTATGAATGGTGCATCACACTCAGGAAAGAATTATGCAGAAGTTCACTAAAAGATTACTATACTTTATATTTAGCCCTGTTATTTCATTGTTAGATGACAGGGTAGAACAACGAATAATGGAATGGGTATACAAATGATTGAAGAAGAAGAACGGTTTGACATGGCTATCATTGATGCAGATAGTATTCTGTACCAGATAGCCCATACAACCACCTCAGAAGCCCTATGTAAGAAGTATACTGATAGGAAGATCGAAGAGATCATGGAAGCTACATCAGCTAAAGCAGGAGTTGTACTGGTTAAAGGTCAGAACAACTTTAGGTTCGCAGCTGACTTGGAATACAAAGGTAATCGTAAAGATACCATTGATCCTGATGTACGAGAACGTATCAACATGCTATATGAGCATGTAGAAGATATCGCTATGCAAGGGGACAACGGTGAAGCGGATGACTATTGCGCTATCATAGCACAAACATGCCGTGATAACAATCAGACATATATCATTTGCCACATCGATAAAGACTTGAATTGTATTCCTAGCTACCATTACAATTTCAAGACAGGAACCACAGGTCTGTGGACTCCAGAAGAATCCTATCGATTCATGTTCAAACAATTCCTGACAGGGGATGCCGCTGATAACATCAAAGGTATCAAAGGTCTTGGGCCAGTAACAGCAAATAAAATAGTAGATAACGCTCAGGTAGACAGGCTTTGGGATACAGTTGTGTCCACATGGCAGGAAAAACAAGGCGCTATCTGGAAAGATAACTTTGTAAAGTGCGTAAACTGTATCTACATTAGACAATACGAAGCAGACCTACGTGTACTAACATTTGAAGAACTAAAGGAAAAACTAGCATGGAAGACTATGGCCACTGGATTGCTCTCACTGAGCGACCGTCCGGAGCTTTCGGATTCATCTACGCAGTCTTCGGGCCAACCGGAAGACAGTACATCGGAAGAAAGCAACTAACAAGTGTCACAACAAAACTACCAGCAGGTAAAACCAGACGAGTTAAGTCATACAAGGAATCAGACTGGAGAGGATATACCACCTCATGTTCTGAATTACTGGCTGACATTAGCAGCTATGGAAAAGATGCCTTCACCTTCGTTATATACGATTGGTGTATGGGAAAGGGCATACTTACTTACCGAGAGTGTCAAGAGCAGTGGGGAAACGAAGTCCTCTCGCGAGTCGAGACACCTGATGGAGAGCGTTTGTGGTATAATGGGAACATCGGAGCAGTAAAATTTCTTAAACCAAAATGAAGCAATACAAAGAACAACCTCAACAAGAAACCCCTGAGTTCGATGAACAAAAGGGAGACAACCGAAACAAGTTTAATGAGAAACAATATGTGAATGAACGAAAGAAATCCCGTCGAGAACAACTCGAAGACCTTATCGATGACCGTTACTGGAGTTAACTATGTCAAGATGGCTACATACAGCCTGTCCTAAATGCCCTAGCCATGATGCATTCTCTTTCAAAGAGGGTGATGATTATGGCTATTGCTTTTCTTGTTTTAAAACAGCACCAACAGACCCCGATGCTATCCGGGTTGACTCATTCAAAGAAGATTATTCAATGCACACACTAACCGAGATCCAAAACTATGATACACGCGGCTTTAAAGAACGAGCTATCACTAAAACTGTTGCAGCCCATTATGGGGTTAAAGTTTCTTATGCAGAAGATGGCACTGTCAGCTCTCATTTTTATCCATACACACGAGATGGCGCGGTGGTGGCATACAAGGAACGGACTCTACCTAAAAAGTTTACAATACACGGAGACTTCAAGGGTGTACAACTCTTCGGGCAAAACGTATCAAGTGGTGGTAAGCGGATTATCATTACAGAAGGGGAACTTGACGCATTGGCAGTCAGTCAAGCCCAATACGATAAATATCAAAGATTCTATCCGGTAGTAGCCTTACCATCAGCATCTGCAACGGCGATGTTGTTAGAGCAACGTGAATGGTTACGTTCATTCGATGAAGTTATCTTGATGCTTGACATGGATGAACCCGGTCAGAAAGCAGCACAGACAGCGGCACGAATCATCGGCTATGACAAAGTTAAACTAGCAAAGCTACCTGAGAAAGATCCATGCGATGTATTAGTTAAGCATAGCTCACAAGCCTTAATGAGTTGTATCTTTGATGCTAAAGAGTTCTCACCTGCAGGAGTAGTTAAGGGTGAAGCAATCTGGGATCAGTTCAAGCTACGCCAAGATGTAGTCTCAGTACCGTATCCAGAATGTTTATCCAGTCTCAATGACAAGCTACTAGGTATGCGTATGGGTGAGATCGCCCTATTCGCTTCGGGTACAGGCTCTGGTAAGAGTACTGTCATTAAGGAAATCGTATTGGAAGTCTTAGATAAGACACCTGATATGGTGGGTATGATCTCACTGGAAGAATCAGTAGGCGAAACAGCTCAGAAGTTTATCGGTATGCAACTGCGTAAAAGCAATACAAGCAACGATAGCACTGAGGAAGAACAGTATGCAGCATTCCAAGCAGTGTTCGGTGATGAGCGATTAATCGTACTTGACCACCAAGGTTCTGTTAGTGATGACTCACTGGTAGATAAAATCGAGCACCTATGCTTGATGGGTTGCAAGTATATCATCCTAGATCACATCACTATTGCGGTATCTGAAGGTGCTAAAGGTAAGACAGGTAACGAAGCAGTTGATTCATTCATGTCTGACTTACTGAAGATCACAAAGAAACATAACATCTGGTTAGGTGTTATCTCACATCTACGTAAAGGGGAGAAACCATTTGAAGAAGGACATCTACCAACTATCGATGACATCAAAGGCAGTGGCTCTATTAAGCAGATTTCCTTTGACATCATCGCATTTGCCCGTAACATGGTCGCGGAACTCGAACAAGTTAGGAATACCATTAAGCTGCGAGTTCTTAAATCACGATTCACCGGGCGTACTGGTGATTGCGGAGCCACCAAGTACAATACAGAGACAGGCCGTCTCGAACAATTAAACATTGCTGACTTTGAATAAGGAAAACTATTATGTGTTGTGAACCCGCAGGAGCAGAAGGTACTCCAAATGATGTATGCAAAGATTGTGGTTGCGATGTTGTTGATGGAATCTCGACAGAGATTTGTGGATACTCATCTGAAGAATGCGAGCACTGCTACCGAGCACCTTGTGATGGCAGTTGCTAAATAATTAAGGACAAAATGAATCCAGCACAATATCTAACAGAACGCGTAGCTAAAGTAATAGTAGACTCTGATAAGATATTCAATGAGGGTGCGAGATTACTTGCTCACTACCCTACATGGGAATATGAGATTGATAACATCGTCAATGAGTCATGGGATACTTTACTTAGGTACTGCATCCGAAATAAAAGCACTACATACAGTGCATCAGTTAAACTTACTTTCGCGAGTAACCTAATTGGTGCTCGTATTGCACGCTCCATTGGTATCGATGATACGAATATCAAATCAACACTTAGCCTAGGTGATCTCCTAATGGAATCATTCTTGCAGGATGGTCTGATTGAGATTTTTCGAGAGTACAATGGACACAAGGCACCCTACATGGTGAAGATGAAGGGTGATGTTGACAGTGTTAAGCCTACCTTAATTGGTACAGTGTTTGAACCACCAGAGCCTATCATTGGTTTAATCTCACCTATTACCAAGGAACCATTCATCAAAGGATGGACTAACAAGAAACTATTTCATCAATACTTAGATGCTAGGTTCATCAAGTCACTGGAGACTCTACGTCAACAGCCCTGGGAGATAAATCTACCTGTACTAGAAGCTATGAAAGCTAATCCACCAACAACTAAACTTGAGTTAGTAACTGTTGATGGTGAGATCATCCAGCTAGATGTGACTGCACAGCATAGCATTAAGGACTTACCTAAAGGAGTTCTGAACATTGATCGTACAGTGTTCCTAGGTAAGGCAGACCCTAAACTACAGAAGCTACTGTCTAAGTACTATGAGTATCATCAGATCATTCGTAAGGCAGATGCAGTACTAGAGCATGGTCAACCATTCTATCAGGAAGTCTCATGTGACTACCGTGGACGAGTGTACTACGCAGAATCATTCCTTGAGTTCCAAGGCAGTGACAATGCACGTAGTCTATTCTTGTTTCACAATAAGAAAGAGATGACTGAGGTAGGCTATCGTTGGTTGTGTATCCATACTGCTTCTTGTTACAACGAGTCATATACCCTTGATGAACTCAAAGATATGAAATGGTTGAAGACAGACTACGTTGAGTACCTGAAAGAAGAAGGTCTAGATAGTATCTCTCTTGATAAGATGACTCTAGATGACCGTGCTGAATGGGTCGAACAGAATCTGAGCAATATTTGGTTTGTTGCTGAAGCTAATCAGCCGGATCCTAAAGCTGAGAAGGTATCTTCGTTTCTAGCTTGCTGTATTGAGATCATGGAATACCAGAAGCACCTACTACAAGGTACACCTTGTATGAGTGGCTTTCCAATCCCTATCGATGGCAGTAACAATGGCTGGCAACACCTAGCAGCTATCAGTAAAGACAAACAAGCGGGTGGTCTGGTATCACTTACACCATCAACCATCCAGAAAGACTTCTATGTAGCGGTAGCTAAAGAGTTAATCACAATCATGCCTGACTGGTTTGCAGAACGAAATATCCCCATGAAGCATATCCGAAAGGGTATCGCTAAACGGGGATCAATGACGCGAGCATACTCAGCTGGCAAACAACGTATCGCTAAGAACATGTATGATGACTGTCACATGGAAGGCTTCACAAGTAAATATAGTATAGATGAGGCACAATGTGATGTGCTTGCAGGAAATCTAATCAAGGCTATCAATACTGTTTGTGCTGGCCCCTTAAAGACAACAAAATACTTACAGAAGATTGCTGAACACGAACTCAATAGTGGTAGGCTCAATCTAGAATGGCATACACCAAGCGGTTTTCCAGTAATATACAAGGCTTATCTACAACATGAACGTAAACAAAGAGGTACCATCAAAGGTATCGAAGGTAACAAAGATGGGAGGGTTACTCACGTCGTTAAGGTGGACTTCGTTAACAAAGAGGGTGATAAAGTACCTTGTAGACGGTCGTTCGCCTCTGGCATCAGTCCCAATGTTGTTCATAGCTATGATGCTGCTCACATGGCAAACACTATTGTATCTTTCAATGGCTCTTTTGCTGCAGTTCATGACAGCTTTAGTTGCCATGCTGATGATGTTACGTTCTTACAAGAAGTAACTAAGATGACCTTCATCGCACAATACGATGTACCCAACTCATTCGAGTTAATCGAAGAAGCTTTAATGCTAAACAAAGATTCATTTCAGATGGATCAACCACAACTCGGGGATCTCGATGTCAATGACGTCAAGGACTCTGAATATTTCTTTTGCTAATTAATCGGAACAATAAATGAATTCATACCAACAACTAATCGCCAAATCACGTTATGCCCGTTACCTCCCTGAAGAATCTCGTCGTGAGAATTGGGATGAAACTGCCCATCGTTGGGTTACTTTCTTTAAGAAAGAGCTAGCTGATAAGATCGATACAACGGACTCAATCTGGGGTATCCTCGAAGACAGTATCGGAAATCTAAAAGCACTACCATCAATGCGGGGAATTATGACCGCTGGTGAGGCGCTAGACCGTACCCACGTAGCTGCATACAACTGCAGTTACTTACCTGTTGACCATCCTCGTGCATTCGATGAGTCAATGTACATCCTACTATGCGGTACTGGAGTAGGCTTCAGCTGCGAAACACAGTACACACAGAAGTTACCTGTTGTGCCTCAGTTACACCCATCAGAGCATGTCCTCGTTGTCGACGACAGCAAAGAAGGCTGGTGTACCTCATTCCAAGAGCTAATCAGCTGCTTGTACAAAGGTATTATCCCTACATGGGATGTATCATTAGTCCGTCCTGCAGGAACACCACTGAAAACCTTTGGTGGACGTGCAAGTGGCCCTGATCCGCTAGTGTCTTTGTTTAATTACACTGTTGATAAGTTTACTAAAGCTTCAGGTCGTAAATTAAAGAACATCGAAGTGCATGACATCATGTGCAAGATCGGTGAGGTAGTTGTTGTTGGTGGTGTTCGCCGTTCAGCTATGATCTCTCTTGGTGACTTGTCAGATGCTGATCATGCTACCGCTAAAACAGGTGCATGGTGGGAAAAGTCTGGAGAGCGTGCATTAGCTAATAACTCAGCAGTGTACAACTCTAAGCCAGCTATTGGTGAGTTCATGAAGGAATGGTTAGACATTTACAACTCTCATTCAGGTGAGCGTGGTATCTTTAACCGTGAAGCATCACAGAAGCAAGCAGCTAAGTGGGGTCGTCGTAGTGCTGAAGTAGACTATGGAACTAACCCATGTGCAGAGATCATTCTCAAGCCATACCAGTTCTGTAACCTATCTACCATTGTGGTGAACTCAAAAGATACCTTCGAGGACTTACTCCACAAGGTACGCTTGGCAGCTATCATGGGTACTATGCAATCAACACTAACAAAGTTCCCTTACCTACGTAGCATCTGGCAAGAGAATACTGAGTCAGAGCGCCTACTAGGTGTGTCCATGACTGGTATCTTTGATAACCCTATTCTCCGTGGTGAAACTAAGTTATCTCTTGAGCATGTACTCACTAAGCTACGAGATACTGCTCGTGAAACCAATGAAGAGTGGGCTGAAATCCTTGGCATCAATGCATCAGCTGCTATCACGGCAATCAAGCCAGAAGGAACTGTTAGCCAACTAACACAAACTTCATCTGGTATTCACCCCGGGCATGCACCGTTTTATATTCGTCGTATTCGTCAGGATAAGAAAGATCCACTCACTCAGTTCTTGATTGAGCAAGGTGTACCACACGAAGACTGCGTAATGAAACCTAATGACACTACCGTGTTCTCATTTCCACAGAAGTCACCCGGCTTTACCCGTAAGGACTTAACTGCATTACAGCATTTAAATATCTGGTTGGCATATCAACGTCATTATTGTGAACACAAGCCCTCAGTAACTATCTCAGTGAAGGATCACGAGTGGATGGAAGTTGGTGCTTGGTTGTATGAGAACTTCGATGAAGCTACTGGTATCAGTTTCTTACCTGATGACGGTGGAACATATCGTCAGGCTCCATATGAAGACTGTACAGAAGAAACATATAAGCAGATGGCTATGGAAGTCCCTGTTATTGGCTGGTCTCAGTTCACTGAGTACACAGACACAGTTGAAGGTGCTCAGATGCTAGCTTGCAGTGCAGGAGTGTGCTCACTATGAACGAACAATTAGAACTCCCTTTAGAAACCGTAGAAGAATATCTCGATAAGATGAATAAGCATCAACGAGTGTATCTCTTTGAGGAGGCTAATAAAGTACGATTAATTATGGATGAATATGAACAAGAGGCATACGACGAATAGCCGGAGCCTATTAGAGATCATGTAGATAGCTTAGTGATAGAGCAGAGTCCCTTATAAGGCTTTGACCTAGGTTTGATTCCTAGTCTACATACCAACAAACAAAGGAGTAATATGAGTAAAGGCAGTACCCCCCGTCCAGTAGATCCCCAGAAATACAAGGATAACTACGAGCGTATATTTGGTAAAAAGAAAGAGGAGAAATAATATGAGTACACCCCAAGAGTTAGCACAATTAGCATACCTTGAAGCGCATAACAATTACAAACAAGCTGTTGGTACGATTGACGAGTTCACAGCCTACGATGTATTGATGCAGTCACGAATTAATGTTATTAACTCAGTAGAGTTATTTGTAGCCGAGGCTAAAACAGAAAATGAAGCAGCTCAAGCAGCACGAGACCTAACTTCAGGTATACTGTAAAGGAATACAATGAGTGATACACTAGTACAACCATTAATGCAACTATTCGCAGATAACTTTGTTGTCTACTATAAATCGCATGGGTTCCACTTCAATGTAGAAGGCCCAACATTTAGCCAAGATCATGGGTTACTAAATGAAATCTATGATTTCCTTTGGGCATCCCACGATGATCTTGGAGAACAAATTCGTCAATTAGATAAACCAGCACCTAGGAGCCTCAAAGAGATTTTAGATCTCAGTGATATCAAAGAGTCAGTTAAGGCTCGACTAGACAATAAAGATATGCTGGTTGCCTTATCTGCTGACTTCGATGACCTACGTGAAGATGCTCAGTTGCTATACGATGCGGCTGGCTCTTGTGGATGCGGCGGTTTAGAAACACTAGTAGGAGACTACCTTAAAGCATTATCCAAGCTACATTGGAAAGTAAAAGCAACAATAGGAAAGAGTTTTAAATGAAAAGTTTTAATACACAAGCCCTTCGAGGTAATCAACAGTATGACGATCACCAATTCAAACAAGACATGATTGATACCCACGGTATGGTCATTCCAGACCACTTACTTTACAAGCCTGAAATGAATGACTACGTTCTAAACGAGATTTATAAGCAGTCATGCCGGGAACTTCAAGATCAAACCAATCCAAATACAAGTGCAAACTACACAGCTAAAGAAGCTATGGAACATGCATCTGAGCTACGTTCAACAGCTAAAAAGAATATTAATAATCTTCAAGGCTAAACAAATTAAAACCCCCATAGGAGTAATCCTATAGGGGTTTTTTTTTAGAACATGAAGTAAATTCCACCGTTCTTAGCTTTAGCTGCAATAGCGCTTTCTTGTTTTTGTTTATTTAATTTACCCTGCACAGCCCAGGTAGTTGGGAGGAATGTACCTCCTGCTTTACCCTTACCATACAAAGTAACATTCATAAATGCTTTCACTAATGAGACAACTTTAGCTGAAGGTAACGCTTGGTTATCACTACGACCCTCTTTGTTAATAATAAACCCTGAAGCATCTGACTCGATATACTTAATAAACTCTTGTTGTTCAGGACTCAAGCTCCATCCCTTGCTTTGGTTCTCTTTTAAGTAACCGTACTGACGATCAATAGCAACAGTCACACCGTAGTATGGGCCATTCTTACCGATAACAACTTCAGATTGCTTATTCAGGTCATCACGACCCTCCTGCATCTTAATGTTAAAGTCCTTAATGAGGTTACTACGAACATCCCATGCCATAATTTTAGGTAAGGCAATGTTGTTAGCTGCATACATAGTCTGCAATAGACTATCGGAAGCCACAACAAAGTTATCAAATACGGGTTGCTGGAATAACATCTCACTAGGTTTCTTACCACCATTAACAATCTTCATTGTCTCTGCAACAAGGACTGACTCACGGTACTGACCCAATACAGGGCCAACTTGGTTCATAGCAGCAGAACCGGGGCCGGGAACTAGTAGCTTATGCTCTCCAGTTTCCTCATCCATAACAGTCTTAGGCCGTGCTGGTGCCATAGGGTCTAGAGTACGTTTAGTACCTGGAACACTACGGGTATCACCGGAAGCACTACGCAATGTGGTATAAGTACCATCTTCTTTAGGCATATAGCTTCCGATACTCATAGGCTCATGCCAATAACCTTCGGGTGATGGTACCTTATTAAGCATACCAAGAGTAGCAACAATATCTTTGGGTAATTGCTGTTGCCACGAATCCATAGTATCAGATAGTGATGCACCGTAGATAGCATTAAGATCATTAATCATACCTTTAGAATCATTACTATCATAGTAAGGGGCAAGCGCATCCCGGAATTGTGGGTTCTTGGCTAAGAACTTACGAGCAGTATCATGGTGGAAAGACTTAGGCTTACCGTAGTCAGTCTGTAGTAGAACACCTTTACCAAACTCATCTGCAAACTTAGTACTCTTATTAGCTTCCAGTAGTCCTGCCCAAGCCTCACGAACAGCGAACCGATCAGTACTGATAGCCTTCTGAACACCTTGCTTGTAAGCTACTTCTAAGAAGAACTGACGAGGGTTTCCTGAAGGAATTGTGTTAGCTAAACCACCAACCAACGTTGGGTTGTAAAGAATACCAACACGCTTAAGCACTTCAACATCACCATCATCATTAGCAAGGAAGGTACGACCAGCTGAACTCATATCAATCTCAGTAGTAACCCGTGGAGTAAATGCCAAACCATTCTTCTTAGCATTCAAATAGTTATTAGCATCCATATAAGCCTGCAAGCGATATCCCCAATCCTTTTTACCAGAAGACGCGATGAAGTTATTCAACACACCCAACTGTTGTGGGGTTAGGTTAAGTTTTAACTTAGTCATGTCAAGGTTAATAGCTGCAACAGCGGATGTACTCTGTGGTACAATGCTTGAAAGCACTTGTCCAATGATAGCTGCTTGAGAAAGGAACTCAGGGGTGACTAGTGAGGCTAAACCGGGAGCAGTCAATGTGTGAGTCTCAACACCAACTGTTTTACCTACATCAAGTACGTGTCCCATAGTAACATACCAAGCAAACTCACGTTGTGTCGGTGTTAAACTCATATCACCATTGCGAACCTTAGAACCAATAGAATCAAAATGATTTTGAGCTACTGATAAGGGCAATCCGGTTAGGTGGTAATTAGTACCACCGAAATTTACAGGTGAGCTAATGCTATTAATAACAGCACGAGTCATCAGATCCCGTTGTGCATTAATATCTTCTGAGTCGTTATACATACGGTGAACAGCGTAATCTTCCCAATACTTTGAGTAACGGGGTACTGATTCAGAAACGTTCTGACCATAGTAGTTATTTAACTTGATAAGGCCATTAGCTTTAGTCTTAGTGGAGTTCTCATCATCAGCAGCAGTGAAACCAAGTAATGCCTTAGTACTGGATAACCCTTGAATCGGTTCTCCTGCGCGAGCACGAGGATGGTTTGGATTAACCTTTTGAGGTGGTTGGCCGGGAATTGGTGCTGGTGCAGGATAAATTTCATTGATAGCTTGACTAGAGAATAGAGCAGCAAAGAATGATTTGATAGGGCTAGTTAAAACACCTACGCTGCCAGCAATACGCTTGGCTTCTTTCATTGTTGCGACACGAGTGTAACCTGTCTTTTCTTTATCTCCTGTACGAGTAGTACGACTAGCACCAACGTATTCACCAGTATCTGTAACCGGAACTGATTGACTACGTCCACGAGTTAAGTCACCTACTTCACGGGACATGTTCCGAGCAGCCATGTAGAACTTCATACCCATCTCGGGGCTAAGTCTAAACACTTCATTACCAGACGTCTTGTCAGAAACCAAATAGCCCTTATCAACTAATGCTTGTGTGACGCTAGCTCCAAGAGTACGCGCACTGATATTAGTTTGTTTAGGTTGTAATGGATTACCTTGTTGGTCTACGTTACCCATCTGATGGAGTTTCATAGCGGAATTACCTAGAAGACCATACATA